CTCATCAAGGGTAACTTCCACATCTTCGCCATCAACGCGAACAGTGTATAGTTCCTCTTTGGGCTGCTCCTCTTCTTCAGGTTCCTCAGATTCTTCTTCGGCCTCCTCCTCTTCGGGTTCAGCTTCTTCTTCCTCTTCGGGTTGCTCTTCCAATGATTCGTCTTGAGTTTCCTCTGTGGACTCTACATCTTCAGTCGGGGTTGCTTCCTCAGGTTGTGGTTTCTCCTCTTCAGGTTCCAGTAGACTGAGTATAGCTTCTTGCGCTTCAGCGACACTACCACCTAGCGCGGGTGTTGGCTGTGACACAGCCGGGGTTTGCGGGGCAGTTTGCGTATCCGCCATAATTAAATTCCTCTATCAGATATATGGGTGTTGCTTTTCCATTACCTTGTTCATGTGTCCAGTTTCAACTATGGACTGTATATGACCATGGATTCTTTCAAGCAGTCGTATCGCAAGCCAAATAGCCTCTCTAGCTTGTGAATCTGTCGAACCACTGTGTATCCAGCGATTCATTAAATCTTCTCTCAGTGTGTCGAATGACTCATTTAATAGTGGGTCATTCAGTAAATTTTGCGCCCTACCTTCTCTTTCTTCGGGTGTCATGTGGCTCCTATAGCTACTGCACGATTCTGTTCGCGCTCAAGTTCAAGTTCTGCAACTTTAAGTTGTGCATCAACCGCGTCCTTCTGATACTCCTGTTGTATCTTCTGCTGCTTAACCTGCACATCCGCAGCCTTAATCTCCAACTCCTGCGCTTTAAGCTGTAGTTCCTGTTGTTCAAGTTGTTGCTCCGGCGTAGGTCCGGGTGGTTGTGGTGGCGGTAGAGTAGACGGGTCAGTCAGGAAGTCCTGAACATTCTGGAATCCCATGTTCTTGACCATAGCTGCGCCAATGTTGTACATATTCTGTGGATTAGCAATAGGAAGACCACCTTTCATAGCCTCAGATGCAAACTGCATAATAGCTGCTAAATGGGCTAATTGCTGGTCTTTGTTGCCATTACCTAAAGCAACGCTAACGGTACAGTCATACTTGTCACTCCAAGAATCGGGGCGTACAGGAACCCAGTTGTTCCGTAGCATCACTACACGCTCCTTATCCTGATTCTTTAGGAGAAGTTCGTATATCCTGTTCATTAGTTCCTTTACACCTGTCTCGGCAAAGTTTCTCGCAATTAGTTCCACACGACTCTGTGCTGCCGACATTACAGCATTCACGGCAGTAGCAGTAGTATGGGATGTTAGTGCGTTCTCATTCATACCCTGAGACATCTTAGATACACCCGCTCTGGATTCTCTTATACCATCAAGATACTCAAGCATCTGGAAGGAATAAGGTTCTAAAGAAGGTGTTGCAAGTGGTGTGACGGCATTGGGTGATTTAACCCTGACTACACCGCCCGGACGCTGGGTAAGCAAGTCATCCAAGTTTGCTTGACCTTCCAGCACAGCATAACGTCCAAAGTTCTGGTTGTACATATTATCCATGAGATTACGCATCAGCGTACTCTTCATGAGTTGTAAGTCCATAACAAGGTCTGCAACAGATAGACCAAAGAATTTATGTGGTATTGTTATAGGTGATAAAGATACAAAGGGTATAGAATCTACCGCATCATTCTGTAGAATCTTATCCCCTACACTACAAACCTTTCTGAGTTCGGTAATACCATCACCGTCATAGTCAGTTCTAAGGAATGATTCATGCAGCCAATAAGTTCTTAAACCATCCTCATCCTCAAGACCAGAATCTCCCCAGCCTTCCCAGAAACGTGCAGACTTGTCGAACATATACCGTTCTAGCCTTTCCGTATCATAGCTGGCTAAGTCCTCATCACCACCGCCTAAGTCTTCCGGCTCAAGATTTTCATCGGGATACATCTCCCGTAACTCGGATAAAGTCTTGAGTACACGATGACATACAAATCTGGAGTCCTGAATGTTCTTGGATTCTCTAGCAATAAGAAATTCTGAGGGTGGTACATTTTCTATGCGAATCTTGCCAGTATAACTGTTACGTTTGATGACAACATCATGTATCTGAGGTATCTCTGCACCGGGCATAATACCTACAGTAGTGGTTTCATCCATAGCATTATACTGTGGATCAGGATAAGAGGTATGCTCGATGACTTCTACAGTAGGAGACATGATTAAAGTCTCAAACTGCATCTCTTCTAAGCCATTATATTCCTCTCTGTTCCAATCTTCGTACTCATCCCACCATACTTTGACGATACCATTCTTGGATAAAAGGGCATCGGTAAACCAAGAGTATAGGATTTCCCAGCCGGGATTGTCTTTGGTAAAGATGTAGTTGACATAATCAGTAGCTTGTTGCGCCATTTCTACGTCTTCGGGACCATGAGGACTAAATTTTACCATTTCATCCCCGGAGGCAAATACTCGCATCAAGGAGGGCTTAATCCATTCAATGGTGTCCTGAACAGTAGAATCAACGTACTGACTCCTGCCTTCTACTTCATTACCGAAAGGCAAGCCATAGTAATACTTCATAGCTTGCTCTCGCTGTTTGGAGATCGTGTCTCCCATATACCCTAAAGAGGTGGTAATCTCACCCCTTATTCTGGATATTAAATCTTCGTCTGTGATTTTTTTAGATGATGCCATAGTTCTTGTATTCTAAATCCTTTGTCCAAGCCGGGTCTTTACCGGATATTGCGAAACGCTGTGATTGGAAAGCATAACGAGTGGCACTCATAAGGTCATCCCTTATCGGAACTACCTTACCACCTTTTCTGTGGTACATCCTGAACTCCTCAAACCAATCAGATAAGGTACTGAAAACCTTAAACTTACCATTTTCCATAGCCTGAATCATTGCCATCAAGCCTTCTTCTATACTGTTGCCACCTTTGTTCTCTCCCAACGCTGGCGGATTTGTAAAATGATCCAGCATCATATTACATCCTAGATTGCGATACTGGTCAGCCAGACCGGGATTACCCATAGAATCTCGTCTATTGCCATCATGGGGATAAGCAATGGGGATAAAATGGGGTCTACCTCGTATAGCTTGAGCATGAACCGAGGGTGACGCTTTTGACATGCGGTAACAATCATAGACATAAAATACATCCTCATCACGATCAATAGCACACCAAACTACTGCTGTCGGATGATCCCAACCAAAGTCTATTGCTGCTATTCTAGGCCAATGATCCTCAAGTTGAACAGGATCAGTCATTATCTTCTCTTCCATAACGGGGAATATAAGGCCAGAACCTATAGATGGTCTGCCATACCGCCTCATCTCTCTCTCATGCGGTGAATAGGAGGATAGTATCTGCTCCATCACCACTTCACTTAAATGCCCCGGTTGACCGCCTTGGGTCTTGACTTTCTCAGATGCGTCATCCCATGTCGCATTTATTAAAGCCTGTCCGGGTTGCAGGTTATTCATGAACGATGCTACAGTTTCAGTCATACCTGCCTCTGGAGTAAAAGTCATATAAACCATACCTTTCCTGTCCAGAGTTCTAGTTACAGCCTGTGAGTAGATTTCTCTGCTTGGTTCCTCATCCAACCAGATACAGTCCACCGATCTTCCCTGCCACTTCTCAACACCCATCTCATACGCTTTGAAGAATAAAGAAGAGTTCCCGCCGCTAACGTGCTTGATTAGAGCGACCGATTTGGCGTTAGGAACACCGGGCTTACGTTCAGTTTTTATTATATAGTTTTTCGGTATAGTACCGGAACCAAACGCATCCGGGTCATCAGGGGAACCCAATAGTTCAAATTGTACGATATCTCTGGTAGTCTCATTAGACACACCACCTGCCCATGCGACTATAGGTTGACGGTATTCTCTCCCTTTCCACCATTTGGGATACAAGCCCGTCAGATGATAGGATAACTCCATACTCCCACAGTAGGACTTACCTATACGGTTAGCAGCCATGAGAAGCCTCTGGTTGGCTTCTGAGCCACTTTCATGGAACTTGAGTTGGTAGGGGTACGGGTCATACGATTCGACCCTTGTGTATCGTTCCCGCTGCCTTAACTCTCGTTCTAGTGTTAGTTCTCTTTGTAGCTTAGTGTGCTTGTCTACGGAGCGCATCAAGTTCTCGTTGTATCTCGTCGTCGCTCATTCTTTCGACTGAAGTTGTTTCAACCTTGTCAACGGGTTTAAGACCGCCCCTGTCCAGAAGGTCTTTAACCGCTCCAAGCCTGACCGACTCAGATTCCGCATTCTCTGCGAGATCAGTAAGGTGATGTAAGGCCACAGGTAGACAATCTCCAATATGCCTAAGTACCTCTTCCTGTATCTGGCTTCTAAATAGTTTCTTGAGTTCATGTCCTTTCTGTTCTGCGGTCTTTTCTGAATACCCAGCAAAAATAGCAGCCCTAGTAGCATTGCCAGTTCTGCTGTAGAATTCTACAAACCTTGATTGTTTATCAGTCACTTGGCTTTCCTGCGTTTAGCCATCTTCTTGAAAGTCTTGGCTAGTGTTTTAGCCCTGCCAGTACAGCCGGGTTTGGTTATAGGCGTGCATTTACCCTTGGTTCCTCTCTTGGCTATAGATTTGTTTACATCCTGAATCCACTTCTTCTTGGCTCTAGCCATTATTTCCACCTATCCTTTCCATACCTGAATCTGTAGTTAAGTTTATTTTCCATGTGCTTCTCAGTAATCTTTCTCTGGCCTCTAGGTACTTGCCTTGGTTTTGCCTCCCCTCTCTCAATCTGTTTGATTACCTTGTCCAAACTATCCGATCTTTGCCTGTTGGCAGTAGAAGTGGCTCTCCCAGTTACGGGTCTTTGGGCAGCTGTCCGAGGTTGTACATTTGCCCTACCCCCTACAGTAGCTTCCGGTTTATAGGTAACGACATCACCACCCCTTACCCCTTTCCGGCCTTGTTTAGTCCTACCAATGTTTTTAGAAGATTTAGAAGCAGCTTTCTTGGCTAAGAGTTTGGCTGCTGCAATTGCTGCTGCTCTGCCTATTAGAGGTGCTACCATTTAATCATCCCCGTAGAAACCATGGGTAGGAAGACCTACATTCTTCCAATGTTTCTTGATACTTCTTTTACTAGGATAAGTTTTCTTTCTCTTACGTTTATAGGGTTTTTCTCCAGTACCCATTTGTTTTATAATCTTATCTAAATCATCCATTAGAATTTCCTTATGTTTAGTATTATACCATCCGCTGTATGGGAAGGATATATATTATATTCTTTTTTAAAAAAGGGGGTACCTAGGGTCTTGAGGCCGTTGACCCGGCTTCGATTAACGCTTACAACACAACACCTGTAGTGACCGTGTGTGTGTGAGGTAAGGATATCATTCTATAGGTTATCCCTTAACAGAAACATAGAATAAATATTAGTTATATGTCTATTATATACCTAGAGAGGAAGACTATACATCACCGCGTGTAGAGTAGTATTAGGTTGGTCATGACTACACGTTTTCGGCACCTTAGATCATTAAGAGAGTTCAAGGAGTTATCGAAAAACAGCATCATCTCCATTCAGTCGATGACACAGACTGTTCAAGATACAGGCCAGAATATTTGAATATCAAAGCAAGCTTTTAACACGCATTTTTTAACGGAAAACATAAACGGCAAAAATGCTGATAAAAGTCGGCGTACAGATGCCGATCTTTGACATTAAAA